AAATTTAATGGAATAGGAATAAAATCTACTACCATTCTACCTCTAAATTCTAAAGAAAATTGATCAGTTCTAAATTTACTAATTAAATCGGCTACACCTAAATATGATAATGTTACAGGAATATTTATAATACTTGATCCGGATGCAATTACCATTGGTGTAATTCCAAATACACTACCAACCATTGCACCATCAATAAATAGATCTCCACTAATATTTTGTAAATCAGCCGTTGTACTTGTTGGATTATTTACCTGGACTTGTAGTAACAATGTAGGATCAGTTAAACTTATCCTGGAAAAATCTAAATTTTTGAAAAATACATTTATGCTTTGAGATAATAAAAACTTTCTATAAGCAATAAATCCTATCACACCAAATATGATCCAACCCAAATAATTTTTTCTCATTGAAATTAATTGTACATAAAAGTACGGTTTTATTATCAATAAATCCTTAAAAAAAGCACTTTTCTGTTGTTTTTCCACAATGTGGATAAATTTAGGGTACATTTTGTCCTATATTCGTAGAATAAAATTATATTCGCGCTGCTGCAGGCAGCCGAATATAATTTCTAAAGTACCCGTAAAACGACCTTTACAATATACTTTTTTCACCTTTATTTACATAAAAAGCGAATAAAATTTGGTAATATCCGAAATTTTGATAATTTTGGTTATTACTAACATCAAAACCGCTTATTATGGCAAATTCAACTTTGCAGGAGCATACACTCCTGGACATTATGAGAATCCAAAAACGAATACACGTATTGGATCAATTGCAATCCCTCAAAAATTGGAACAACATTAGGATTATGTTTGAAGCTCACAAAGACCTCAAACAGGAATTTGTTATCTTGGATCAATTTGTATTTCCTTTTCAATTAGAACAGGAATTTAGGAATTTGATTGAAGATAGCATTGAGCAATTAAAAAGGGATGAAGAAACACTAAAATTTAAACTTAAAAATCTATGAAAAATTTAATTAGCAATGCGTTTACAACAATGCCCATCCAGGATAAATTCGGATCATTAGGATTTCCGGGCAATGGATTAACTAAACTTGAATATTTTGCATTGGAAATTTACAAAGCAATTTATAAGGATAATATGCTACCGGAAACTTTGATAAAAGTTTCAATTGAAGATGCAATAAAATTTTTAGAAAAATTAGAAGAAACCCAAAAAAACTTACTAAATGAAAAAGAAACCAAACCAAACCTTATTCAATCATAATTTTCAAGCAATTGTTATATTAATATTTGCTTTTGTTGTTTGTGCTATGTTTGAAAATTGTTAAATGGATAAAAATACTAACATTCAAAAACCATCCATTGAACAATTACTTGAACTTAGAAAATATAAACCCGACCACATCCCCGATAAAGAAAATGTAATTTTACGTATTGGTGGTAAATCGGTAGGATCAACACAAGCCTATGTAATTTTTGGTGGATTGCCTAAAGCAGGAAAATCAAGTTTTTTGAATTCTTGCATTGCCTCTGCATTTGTACCATACGATATTTTCACAATGAAAATAAATCTTCCGGAACAAAAGCAAAGGCTATGCCTGTTTGACACCGAATCATCTGATTTTGACTATTACAAGCGCATTCAATCAATATTAAGTTTTGCTGACTTAAACCATATTCCTAATAATTTTGACTCTTTTCAAGTTAGAGAAGATGGTACCGGTACTATTATCAAAATGGTTGAAAGGTATTTAGAACTAAATCCGGATTGTTCAGTTTTAGTCCTGGATGGCCTTTTAGATCTTATTACCAATTACAATGATGAAACTGAATCATCTATGCTTACTAAATGGTTAAAAAAAATTACCAAAGTATATGATCTATTAATTATTTCAGTATTACACTTTAATAAATCCAACGATCATACTACGGGTGTTATAGGTAGCCATTCGGATCGTTTTGCTCAATCTACATTAGAAGTTAAAAAGGATAAAGAAAATAATACTTTTGTAATGCAATCTCGCTTTATGCGATCGGATGCCGATTTTGAGCCGATTACATTAATGAATTTTAATGGTAAATTTGAACAAGTAAGTAATGAATCAGTAATTAAAAAAGGGAAAAAAGCCTCCGACCTGGATGCAATGGAATCGCAAAGATTATGCCGACAAATTGTGTCAAGTCCTATGCTTTATAGTGAGATTGTGGATGAAATTAAGGAACGTACCGCCGAATCTAATACCTATGCAAAGCAATTAATGAAAATATGGATCAATAATTCATACGTAGTAAAGGATCATAACAATAAATATAAAACACGCTAACTTTTTTAACCTTTATGAAAAAACTAATATATTTTATAGTCATATCTTTTAGATTTTTATGTGCTATTATCATAGTATCTATTTTTATGCTATGGATATTATTATTACATATCATTAAACAATTTAAAATTTTAAAATGAAAATCATTATTACCATTATTGCTTGGGAACTTTTAAAAACTTTATTTTATAAACTTGTAAATCATTAAAAATGAAAAAAATCTATTATTTAGGTTACTACATCTATGAAATTGGTGGGGAATTTGTTTGTGGAATTGATAATTCATTCCATAAAACATTGGTATCTGCTAAATGTCATATTGATTATCTAACAAAATAAAAAAAGAAAGCCACCTTTTTAGGGGTGGCTTATTGAATACTTACTAACATTCAATACCGAAACCGGCAACTTTTTTCACAACAAATATAGTATTTTATGGATTACACACAAAAAATTTATTTTATCATCCAGGATCGTAAAGGAGCCTGTTTGTATGATTTAATTGAAATAACCAAATACAAAAGAATAACCGTATTAAGGGCGTTAAGTAAATTACTTGTTACACGTAAAATTAAGAGCCTAGACTATTTAGGAACTAAATTTTTTGTTATAAATCCTAAAAACCTATAATATGCCTAAAACCCTCTATACTGCCATTGTTTTTTTTGAAAAATATCGTACCGTAAGGAAATACCGAAATATCTCAAATTTGGTCAGTTTTATGCGTTTTTTAGAGCGAATTGAAGCGCACTATTGTAATTTGTATTTTAAGGAAACAAACGCCTATTATAAGCGTTTATATGTAAATAAATAAAGCCGGGTAGAAACCCGGCTCGTACACCAATAAAACCTACCTATTATGAAAAACAATTCTAACTTAAAAATAGCTGTTTTTCTGCATTTCTGCGTTTAACTAAGCCATCTAATTTTTTACCTCCTGCAAATATCCAACGATCAAATTCCTTTGCCACATCATTTTTATTGGCACCTGCATTCAGTAATTTAAGTAAAGTACTATTTCTAAATGCACCAATGCCTATATTATAACTTAATGAACTTAGAGCAATTAATTGATTATCGGTAACAGGTACCTTTACAATAGATTGAACTACCTGGTAATCCTCCATTGCATCATTGATCAACCATTGTTTTGCAGTAGCTTTATCAATAATATCCGTTTTTATAACAGGGCGTTTAGCATCCCAATTATATTGACTACCATAACCTACCGAATATCCGGTATAATCCCAATATGGCACCTGGTAAAACCCTTCAAAATTGCTTATAGTGTTAAAAATCTTATCACTAATGGCTCCGAAAGGTGTTTTATTTAATGCGGTTGCAATTCTTTTTCTTAACATATATATAATTAATGCCGTTCCCAACAATCCTAAAACGTATTTTTCGTTTTTTGTCATTGTTCATTATTTTGAATCCTGTGCGTATGCACCTAACAAAAAAGTGCTTATTGTAGCAACAATTTGTCCTGCACCTTGTAATTTTCCTGTGCTATTTGAAGCAAAGAAACCGCCAACTGCGGACAATAACCCGAATATTGTAGTTTTATAACTCTTTCTCATTTTTTTTTATCTTTTTAATATTATAAATAATAGTTGTAATTGAAGCAATACCGCTTAAGAGCATAAAAAAAGTACCTGCAATCATATTAATTTGATTAATGCTTAATATGTAAGTTCCTACGCTTAAAATTGCACCGGATATACTTGTATGATCTAATTCGTTATTGCTCATTTACACTACTTTGTACTTGTTTTACAATAGTTCCAAACGCTTCTGCGACCTGGACTGCCGTATCTATGTTACCAATTACACCTTTTTTAATTGATTCATCAATTAGTGCCTTGATAATTTCTAATGCTTTTGTTGTTTCCATATTATACAATTGTTAGGTTTAATTGTGTTGCACCCCATTGATACGCATAAGCGTTTGAATCCGGACTTGTTGAATATGCTTCATAATCAAATCCTTCCATAATTAAATTACCTTCTGCTACTTGTTGGTTAATATCAGTAAATAATTGATAATAAAAAGTACACGCATCAGTTAAATTATCATTAATACTTGTCATATTAAAAATTGTAGCCATTACCATAATTCCGTTGTACCATATTGATACAGGTTGTATTTGTTTCATATTAGTTTATATTATTTCTTACTAATTTATCGTTTAATTCTTGTATTGCTTTTATTAATGTAGCAACAATAGGATTATAATCTAATCCAATAAAATCATCTTTTTCAACAAATGATTGTGGTATAAATTCTTTTACTTCTTGTGCAATTAAACCCAAATGTTTTTCTGCATTTTCTTCTCCATTTTTATATCTATATAAAGTAGGCTTTAAATTTAAAATTGCATTTAATCCTATTGTGCTACTTTCAAAATCTTTTTTCTTATTATAATCGGACGTTACAAAATAAACACCACTAATACCATCTATATATGATACTTGTGTACTTGGAATTAAACCAAAACTTATAGTAGGGTTTACACCTGATCCACCATTTTTTATATACATTTCAAATCCACTTCCATCGCTAGGCTGTAATCTTAAATAATTTCCATTTTTTATGTAAATATTACCATTTACTTGTAATTTATTACCATTATCGGTTGTAGTTCCAATTAATAGATTACCACCACTTGTAATGGTAGCTTGTACGCTTGGATTTGTATTATTTGTATTTATAGTTGAAAATGTAATATATCCGTTATTTGCTTCACCATATAAACTTATTACACTTGCAGCCTTTCCAGTGTTGCTGTATGTTCCATTTATTGGATTTCTAACATTAGATAATACCATTACATCAGCGGTACCAATTGTTGCAACATATCCACCATAAACAGAAGTTCCTGTTCTAAATAATGCTCCATTTGTGCCATCAATTTGTAATGTTTTAAAATTTGCAACGGCTTCTGGATTACTTGTTGGAATACCTATATTACCATTTGAAACTATAAACATTGCAGGTACATTAGAATCAGTTTCAAATTTTAATGATCCGCCTGTAACATAAGAACCTACCGTCATTTGACTATCTATTGCATTATAATATACTCTTGCTCTTTCAACGTTTTGATTAAAAAATGCAATTCTTGTATATGATGATGATGTATTGAGTTTTAATACTTGATCAATTGTAGTTGAAAAACTTGCAGTTGTACCAGTTAAACCTCCAAAAAAAGTTATATTAGCACTACCACCGGCACCAAAATCAGCTACCTGTGTACCACTATTTGCGTTAATACTTAATCCTGCACTTGTTGACGCTTTTACCTGTGGCGTTGTTACAATTCCGCTAAAAGTACCTGTTGTACCAATTAAACCACCTGTAAGCGTTCCACCTGCTAATGGTAAGTATGTTGAACTTGCTGCACTTGTTGTTAAATATGTATTTGAATCTACTGATCCGTTAGCCTTTAAAAATTCACTTGCAGTTCCACCACTTTTAATAATTGCATTTGCAGTCAATCCATTTGCAGTTATTACTATTCCTGTTGCAGTTGTATTTCCATTTAAACATACTGAACTTAAAGTTCCTCCACCTACACCGGCATCCGCAACTAATGTCCAGGCGGTACCGGTATCTTCAAAAATTTGTCCGGAATCAGTTGAAATAAATAATCTACCTTGAAAACCAAAAGCAGGTCTATTAGCTAAAGTATCAGTAAATAATGCAGGGGTACCTCTTTGGTTCAATACCTCGTAATAAACTCTTAAACTCATTTTTTATTATTTTATGTTATGAAACATTCAAATATCTTTTTCTTACTACAACTACATTGTTTCCGGTTGTGGATGTACCAAAGTTTACGAAAAATCTTTGCGTTGTTACCTCGCCTGTATTACCCGAAATCTCAAATTGTTGGTTTGGTTGCAATGTAATATTCTCAATTCTTACAATACTTGTACCGTAATTTATAAAAGTTAATCCATTATAGGGATATCCACCTACATATTGGCTAACATCAACGGTATAAAAATCTACTTCGTAATTTAATGCGGTTATTTTTACTTCATTCATATTAAATAGTGTTTGGTATGTTACCTAATTTTTTATATCCCGAAAGTGAAAAATATGCCCGATATGAAGTTGAATTCAATCTTTGTTCATTTGGCACTCCTGTATCATTAACAGGTGCATTTGGATCAGTTCCGTCTGGTACATTATTTGCAACATTCATAGATTTTTTATTTCTATAATATAAAAATAATCCTAAACCTACAATTCCTAACAATACTAATGTTTCTTTTTTCATATATTATCTTCTTTTTAATTCAAAATCGTATTCAATTGGTTCATCTCTTTCGTATAACATTCCTATAAATGGTACACTATTTGCAAAATCAATAACACTTCCACCATATTCTCTATATTCTTCATTTCCATAATAAGGTACTGGCTCCGGTTGATATATAGGTGCTTGAAATATTGGTTCATTATATATTGGTTCAACAGGAGTAATACGATCATAAATAGGTTGCTGAACTATTGCAGGTGGTGGTACATCAATTTTGCCTCTTTCCGGTGTATATTCAATAGGAGCATCTACAACAGGTGCATAATATATAGGATCATTTATTATTGGTTCATCCCATATTGAAGCCGGTGGAGTAACATAATCATCAATAGGTGTTACTATTGCAGATGGTGGTACATCAATTTTGCCTCTTTCCGGTGTATATTCAATAGGAGCATCTACAACAGGTGCATTATAAATCGGTTCTTGATAAATAGGATCTCTTTCATCAAATATTGGTGCCTGGTAAACCGGTTCAACAGGTTTAACAATTTGTCTTGGTGGTTGTGGTGGCGTTGGAAATACATTACCGCCACCTGTTGTTGGGGGAACAACAGGAGTTGTAGTTTTTTTATTTTTTAAAAAATAATAAACGCCTAAACCGGCTAAAGCTAACAATAATAAATTTTGATTTTTATTTTCCATATTATGGGTTTTGAACATCATTTTTAAACACAAATCCAGGAATACCATTCATAAAACTTTGACCAATTATAACTGATAACATTTCAGTACCTTTTGAACCTGTCATTGTCATACCAATACCGCCTGTATCATAAGTATAAATAACATTAAAATTGTTATCATATACTTGCGTACCTTCTTTTGAAAATACTTGCGTTGTTCCTGTTGGTGCATTACCTTGATATATAAACGCTTTTACGCTTCCTGTTAGAGTATTTTTTTTCTTAAAGGATGAAAAAAGTATATATGCAACTGCTAATCCACCTAATATTTTTATAGTTCCTGCTTTCATATTAAAATCTAAATTTTATTCCTTTTCGGGAATAGTTATCATTTATTTTATTTATTTCGCTACGATCTAAATTTCCTACAATAAATTGTACTAAATCTTGTAAACCACCGGTGGGAATACCAAAATAATATTCCTGCCTTTTGCCAAATGTATCATATAACAATGAAAAATCTGCATCATTTTGCACCCTTGAAACTTGATAACCTGCATCACTTTTATTATCTGCAATGGATGATTTAGATAGATCGTTATAAATATTATTTGCAATAATTTGCCATTCTCCTTTTGATTTTGTTGGTGTTTGTCTTGATATTGATTGATTCAAATAATCTTCAATATTTTGACCTTGTTCTATCTCTTGTTGTCTTAATTCTCTACTTTTAATTATTCCAAACTTTACTAACAATGGTTGAACTACAAAAAAATAACCTGCACCTATGCCTACTGCATAAGTTAATATTTTTTTATCTTGATTACTTATTTGCATTTTACTAAAGGTTAAAAAAGTTATAACATTGCCAATAATGAAGCTAATTTCATACTATTCATTTCATTTAATTTTCTCAAATGCTCAATAGTTACGCCTTTGCTCATTAAATCATTTAATATTAAAATTGGTTCTTCTGCATTGTCATTAATTCCTGCAATACCCGTAGGAACACCTAATCCGGCATCATTAATACCTAAAAATTTACTTACACCTGCAATCATTAATCCTTGAATTTGTGGACTTTTCAATAATTCGGAAAAAGTATTTTTTTCAATTGGTTCATCTTCTTCAAATTCTCTTTCACTCAATTTTGACAATATTAAGTTTTGATTCTCAAGCATTGCTTTTAACAATTGTGTATTTTCATTATCCCTAACACCCGCAATATGATGTGGATTATATATAGCACGTTCTAATTCAGCCGGGCGAAATTGAATAGAAGCATAATGTGGGGTAACATTAGTTATATGTCCTGCCTTATCTTTTTTAGGGTGCAACTTTAATGTCAATAAAGTTCCTACGCCGTTTTGTTCAAAAGCGGATATGTTTTTTTCTAATATTTGCCTTCCTGCATCTTGATCTTCATCATTCCAGGAAAAGTTCATTTGTTTAGGGCCAGACCAAACGGAATAGTATGGAGTGGATGAATTATCATCAAACCACTCCATAATTCCACGTGTGCCTGTTACCATTGCGTTATTAACAGCCATACTATTATATTTTAAAAATGGTAATAAACACCAAAAGAATAAGCTACGCCTGTGGTAGCCAATGCCGTTGGTAATACTACATAAGATTTAACCCAACTAATTGTAATACCATTAATTGCAGGTAGTTCAAATGAATATGGATCTACGGCACTATTTACAATGCTATTAAAATTCAACATAGGAACGTTGTAAATTAATTGTAAATCGCCCTCGTATAAAGTCAAAAATGACTTTTTAAGATCCGCAGTAGTTACTGGTGTGCTACCTGTTAAAGGAGTTGCAGTAATTGTACCCGCAGTATATATTTGAATTGCAGTTATTTTAGCATTACGCAAATTTGGTAAATCCGGGAAATAGAAACGAGTTAAAGTTGATCCACTTGGAACCGCAATTTCAACCGCTTCAAATCTATCAATACGTATCATAAATGCGTTTTTAAATATTTAAAAAATGGCGGTAATTTCCGACCGCCGGCGGTAGCGTTTAAACTTCGCAAAAGTTATTTTACTGAAGTACAGTTTTGAGCCAAAATACCATACCAATTTACACAAATGTATGTATTTGAATCTAAGGTACTTGGCGCACCTGGTAATACAATACTTGCTTGGATGTTACTTGCACCATTCAACACAATATTTGGTTCACAAACTTGTACTGCATATTGATCAAAACTAACTTGATCTAAACTAAATTGTGCAGGACTTGTAGCAGTTGCACTATTGAAGTTTGTATTTTGTTGTGTTTGTGGAATATCTAAATGCTGTAATACAGGCCATTTTGGTAACACGTTTTGATTGTTTACTTGAATATTCAAATAACCATTATATAGAGCATACAATTGAGCAGCACCTGTTGAAAATGCCGTTCTATTTGGATATGTGTAAGATACAGCAGTTGCACTTGTAGAAGCACCACTTACTAAAGTAATTTGAATAGCACTTACAATAAATAAATCTTGTAATGATAATCTTTCCTCACGTACCGTTGGTGTTCCGTTTACATTGTCATTGATCAATACAGGAACGTGGTATGACGCACTTGAAGTGCTTAATAACACCTCACTTCTTAAATATGAAGGAGTCAATACTGCGTGAGAAGTATCGTATCCTAATTGATTGATTAGCATTCTTGAATTTTCAAATACTAATCTTTGTCCCATTTGAGTAGCCATAATTTTATTATTTTTTATGTTTTATAAAAGTGAAAAAAGTTGATTAACAAGCTTCTAACATTGCGGCGTTTCTTACACCGGCAATATATGTTCCTTTGTTTGCTAATTGAGTTCCTGCAATATTGCGTACTGGTTGATTGCGATAATTATTCATCATTGCACCAACACCTGATAATACACCTGTTCCTTGTAATAATTTAACACCACCTACGGCGATCATACCGGCACCTAATTTAGCACCTACATCACCTTTAATGAATCTTGGAGTTAATACACCTGCAACAATAGGAACTGCACCACTTACTAATGATTTAGTTCCAGCACTCATTGTGCTTGATGCCGTTGCTTTACTTACCATATTACCAACGAATTGTGCAATAACACCACCACCAATAATATATGCGGCTGATGTTAAATTTCCACCCATACCAGACATACGGCTT